TCAGTATAAAATTTTCGTAAGTATACTGGCATTTCATACACATCACCGAATGTAAATGCGCCTTCACTGTAGTAAATGAGGCTGAATATTGCATCATGTACTATCGGCTTGTATTCGGGGTCTACCGGGAAGGCCAGAAGAAATTTGTCTGTATGGGCAATTCTACGTCTTGTACTGCTTTACATGCAGCACATCCAAAGTGTGTCTTAAAATCTACGTCTGGTGATAGAGCAGCATAGTGTTCTCTAAAAGCTCTAGAATCTACAGCAAAAAACTCATTGTTAATAAAGTTTGTGATTGTCTCAGGATCAGATTCACCATCAACAGAAATCAATTGATACCTTAGTCGTGTTGTTATTTCACCTATAGCTTTTATTCCTGCATCTCTTTGGCGCTGTATCTCTTTGATTACTTTTGCTTCGTCTCCTTGTGTCAGCAATTTAAACTCTATCTTTCTCTTAGAGTTTGGAAGCTCATACTCAAATTTATTTCCGTTTGCGAATTTTGATTCATCTATATCTTTGTATTTGTATACAGTTAAATCGAAGTCTGTTTCTTCTTTTGTTCCACATTCTTTACAGATAACTTCTGCTTTATATTCTTTACCGTATCCTAAGATTCTTGTTGCTAACATAATTGCGTTTTTATCACCAATAATAATGTCATCAAAATTAACTTTAGTAATAACTACTGATTTTAGCAATTCGTCTATAACAGTTCCGTCTTGTATAAGATTGACTGACGTTAGAATATCTTCTTCTCTTGCTGTCATGTATTTTATTTCGACTTTACCATTTGATAATGGGTGGCCTTCTGGGTACACGAGTCCCTTGCTTGGAAGGTCCACTACTTCAGTAGGGAACCTACTTTCTTTTTTTACTGTAGACATTATAACTCCTTTGTTTACTTGTCTTACATAACTAGTTGTGAACTAACTTTAACATCAGAATGCCACGACGGAAGTCGAAGCAGTTCACTATAAATTTTTGATTAGAACTGTAGTACAGCGTAATCGTATCTGAGTGTCAATTCAATATTGACTGGCTCATTTGCAGACCAATCAAGTGTGCCGAAGTTAGCCTGTTGGATATAAGTTCCAACTAATTGCCATTCTTCTACTATGTCACCTACAGGTCCAAGAACATTAAATGTTACGTTTTTCTTATAAAAGTCTGAGTAGCCATCACGACCAGTTACAGATTCATGTGATAATCTAACCCATTCCATTGTTGCTTGCGCAGCGGAAGGTACAACTGGATCATACATTGTTATTGTTAGGGGTTGCCAATCGCCTTTCCCTTTTACATAACGTTTTACATTAATATGATCTAATGTGATGTCTTCGAAATTAATTTGAGGTCTTGCAGCTGCTTTTATTGTGTAAGCTGGAATTCCCTCTATATACATAATGAACCTATTTTGAACTTTTGGTTCAAATTGAGTAAACATTATATCTGTCGGATCTATCAGCTGTGGCATTCTATTTCTCCATAAAGGTTTTATTTCATTCAGTAATAAATATCAAGAACTCAGGAAAAATACTGTATAAAAGAAAAAAGCCCAGAGTATTAGTCTGGGCTTTTTAACTGTTTTTCAACCAAGATTTATTGGAAAGTTGCTCCTGATGGCTGAACAACGAAGTCAAGAACGATAAATTCTACAGACCTTGCAGGCTGTATAAATATCTGTCCTACCAGCTGATTTCTATCGATCACATCTGGTGTGTTGTTACTGTCATCCATTACAACTCTAAAACCAGTTAGTCCTTGATTTGATTGTACTGAATCAAGATAAGGGTTAACTATGTTTAAGAATCTTGCTCTTGTTGCAACTGTATTGTTTTCAAACAATAAGTAGCGTGAAGAACTAGCAATAAACTTCTTAAGCCTAATTAACAACCTACGAACATTGATTCTATCAAGCGCAGATGGCTTTGATTGAAGTGTTTTTTGACCAAAAACTACAACGCCTTGACCTGGGAATGATGCAATAGGGTTGATCCTATTTTCATACAGCAAGTCTCTTTCAGCGTGTGTTAGTCTAGTTTTAGCCTCTAATACACCTCTTAATCCACCACGATTCAAACCAGCAGGTGCAAACCATTCATGTGCAACTCTATCATTTTGAGCTATCACACCAGGAATTACCACTGAAGGTGGTACCCATATCGGTAAGTTTACTGTATCATCAAGTAGTTTTACCCACGGATAATAAGTAGCTGCATAGTTTGTATCAACACTAGTTATAGCGTTGACAGCAGTGTTTATACCATCACCCCAAGCTACTGAGTCAAATACATAAAATGTATCACCTCTATCTTGTACAGTTTGTTGTGCAAGATTTATTGGGCTTGGATGCAAATTGTAGATCAAGCCAGGAGTAGATAATAAGTTTATATCAAACTCATCAGCATTACTAATTGCTTTTATTGCTCTTTCATAAGCAACTGATCCACTTGATGTTGATGATGAACAATCAAGTCCTTGTTGGTTAGCAGCTGTAATATTCTTACCTGTATTCTTCTTTATTGCAGGATTGACACCGTCAAATCCACCTTGTAGAGGTACAAAGAATTTTCTTTGTGCTACATTTGAATGTGTTAAGCTAACAGCTGTTGAAGCAGATGCGAAAGTAGTAGCACCTCCAAACAACGCTGATGTTGCCTTAGCATCACCTACCATATCATCTAAACTAAATGATGGGTTGTGATAAACAGCTGCATCGGTTGCCAACGGCATTAGAAAACTTCTATTATCTTCTGTTGAGAAATCAAACCCGTAGAAGATACTAGTGTCATATTGACTTGTTGTTGAGCTTACCTGTGAAGTTGTAAAAGTATTATTAACAAGCTGTGCTAGTTGATCAGTTGGATCGTCAACTGAACATGACTGTGGAAGCTTCATTGCAGCGTGGCCGTAAGGTACTAAGCTTTTTGAAAATCCACCTTCATTTAATGTTGCACTACCTGTGATGAAGACATATCTAGAGAGATTTGGCCATTCAGCATCACCGTTGTAATTAACTTTTCCATCTGAGTCAACAGAAATCCACCTTGTTCCAACTCTTCTACACAAGAAGTTTGTTGACTTAGGATCTAAGTTTAAGTTGTCAAACTGTTCTACAATTTCATCATCTGCTGCTGCAAATGTTTGCTGATCAATTTTTCTAACTTGTAAACTAAAAGTTCCGTAGTCTGAACCTGGTACTTCTGAAGCCTGTTTTACATTTGATATAGCTACTTTAAAGTGCTTGTTTGTTTCAGTTTCGCCATCATGTCTTAAAGCAACTTGAAACAAGTTCTCAGCATTACCATCTTGTTTTTGACTAAGAATAGAAGGTGTTAATGCCTTCTTGTAGTCTTGTAAAAGATTTAGTGGTACAACAGAGCCTGTCACAGCAGATCCACCTGAAGCGTTTGCTGTAGCTCCTACTGGAAACTGCTTATAGATGTAAAAGGGACAGTCATTACCCTGTGCTTTAGTTGATATTGGATTGTCACTGAAGACATCCTTATAGTATTTGTTACTAGAGGCATCGAATGATGCGGAAAACTGATAGCTTCCAGAACTTACATCAAAAGCACTAAATGTACCAGATACATGTGTAGATGCGAGAGGTGTTAATTCTCCTACAGTCAGAGCATTTGGTGCTAGTACTAAGTATAGTTGTTTTTCTTCTGTGCCGCTTCTATCTGCAGAAATCTGTACGGTGTTTGATGAGTATCCTCCGATACCTAAAACACGTACAATTGTTACAGTTCCCGCACTTCGTAGATATTCTCTAGCAGTTATTGGTACGTAAAAACGATCATCTAAAGATCCGAACATCTCTTCAAACTCTTGGAAATTGCGAATTACAGTTGGTACAAAAGCAGGTCCTTTTTTAGTAGGACCTATTAATGCAGCACCTATTTCGGCAATACCTTGAGGTAAGAAAGAGAGATCTTTTTCACGAGTAAATACGCCCGGTGAGACAATTCTCTCTGCCATTTAATTTCTCCGTTAAGTGTTTTTTAAGAGTACAATTTAAAATAAATATGCATTTAATATTTCAAAATGCACTTAAGTTATTAACCCTTTTCGGCAGGTTCTATATAGCCTTCTTTGCTATCAAGTGGCGCTGAAGGTACTGTGCTAGGTGTAAATACACCAGTTTGTGGATCTAATGATCCTGGTCCGTACTTATCATTAAGAACTTTTGCTGTGTCTTGTTCTTCTGTAGAAAGATCTTCTAATGCCGACATTAGAGATTCTTCTGTTTCCAACAACCTGGTTGCATTCTTTTCTGCTGCAATTTGCTGCATTTTTAAGCCACCTAATTGTAATTGTATGTTGTTGTATTTTTCACGGATTACTTGAAGATCTTTCATTTCATCTTCTGTAAATTTAATTTCGTCAGCCATGCTTAGACTCCTTTATAACGTTTTATTCTTTAATATATATGATTTAAAAAACTGAAAAGTAAAATTATTTGCTGCTATATGGTATTTCAGCTATAAAATCACTGCATATTCCAGCAGCTTTGCTTATATTTATGTCTCTCTGTCGCTCTGGTAATACACATATAGAGCTTTGTGTTAGCTCTTCTAGTGGTGCTGTCCAAATATAACCTTTAGACGTCAATGTTGCCTTATCTCTATCATGCCAAAAACAATGTGCACCTAAATCTAATAGCTTGCTTAGTGTTATTATATCTTTTGCATGACACCAGACTTTACTATTTTTTAAAAAGTCTTCTGTAACTCTATACTTTGGACTGTCATGTCCTGTCCACCAAGTATCATTTCCCATTCTTTTTGGTAGCCATCTAACATCTATTTCTACATTATAATTTTCGTCTATTGCTTCTTGACAATATTCTGGATTATTTTCTTTTTCAGGATTCACACCTGATAAATTTCCTCTATGTGATATTAATATCATTTTCCTAAGTCTTTTAAAAACCTTTCTAATTCATTGGTGTTTCTAACGATGTTAACAGCATCACAAGTAGGGTAAGGGTTAGAGCTGCCATAATCGTTAATAATAGTTCTGTTTGCATGAAATAAATTGAATATAATATCGTCATACTTTATGCCTTCTCTTTTTAATTGTTTTAATGTTTTTTCTTCTGCTGACTTATGTCTTGCAGTTGTTATAATAATATAGACCTTTCCTGTGTCGTGCAGTCTGTTTAAAAACGATATGTTTTCTTTTATGCCTTCTGTATCACCCCAGTAGGGCGGTGTGTATTTTCCTGAACTCTTTACTAGAGTCCCATCTAAATCAACGAATAGTGTCTTATATTGTCTAACATAATCAAACCAGTCTTCTTTTGTTCCCCAATCAATATAATTTTTTGCTTGCACTGGTGAGAATTTATAACCTCTTCTTATCATTTCTTTTATAATATGTGATAAATATAAATTATTATCTGAGTGTGATAAATCTTCAAACAGCTCACAATATACTTCAGCACTTTCAAAAGAATAGCTACCACAGCCAAAAGTTGAAGAAATTACTTTTTTCTCTACAATATCTGTAATTGTATTATCTTTTATTTTTATATAGCTTTTATTTGAAGGGTTGATTGATGTTGTGTCATTGAGGTCATAGTAACACATAAAGTTTCCTTCTTGTACTTTAAAAGAAAATTTATTATCAACTTCTTTTATTATTATCTGCCCTTTTATATTATTTTGTTTTATTGCCTCATAAACAGTATGCGGCTGGTTCATTGTCTGTTTCGATAATGTAATTATTTTTGCCTTGTCTGATATTCCTATTTCTTCTATGCACATTTTTATTGCTTCATGACAATCATACATTTCTATATGTTCTGCTAGGAAAACAAAATACACATTATCTATATTATTAAAGTCTATTTCTCTTAAAGCTTCTACTATCATCCAGTTACCTTTGGGGTGTGTTAGCATCCATTTAGGTTTTAACCCTTCAAATCTTGTTGATAGTCCTGCAGCTGTAACAATTAAATTTTTCATTTTATCCCTCTTTAAAATCCTCTTCCCATCTTTCGCCAAATTGATCTCTTTGTGAGCTTATTTGATATTCTTGCCAATTATACTTTGGCCACTCAATTTCTAAAATTCTAGACGGTACTGGTTTGAAAATTTTATGTGTAATCTCATTGCTGATCTCTAAAACTTGGTCTATATTTTTTGCGCCATCATGTAAATATAACTCAGGATCTTTTAAAAAGTCTTTTAACTTTGTATTAAACTTAGCGCAATAGTGCGTTCCAATATAAGATTCAGTCCTAATATGTTTATCATAATGGTTTGACTCGAATTGTTTTGCTATCCCATGCTTCTTTGTAAAGTTTGGTGTCTCGTGTGGTATATCAAAAAGTTCAATTAAGTCCTCAGTGTTACCAAAAAATATGTGGTCTCTAGGGTGAAATGGAAACGGTGAAAAAATGCCGCCAGTTATTATACTGTTTCTTGGCATTTTATTGTTTGGCCAATATGAGAGATCTCTTTCTTTATTATCAATAAAAAAATTATACATTTGGAGCATACAATTGTATGAATACTTTTGATCTGATCTAACTTTTATAGCATACTTTGTCTTTGCACATTTTAAGCCCTCATAAGAAGATTTAATCTGTAAGTTTCTATTTCCTGTTCCAGGATCTTCTGGCAATGAACTAAATTTAAATTTTACGCCCTCTCTAGATGAAGGTTCTTTGTCACCATTCCAACAAGAAACTATAATATTGTTTACAAAATATAATTGTTGATAGTGATTAATTAGCTCATCAACATAGTCATTGTACTTACCCTGTATAACAATATCTAATTTTTCTTTTTCTTCTTGCTTTTCTTTAAAGTCTATACTAATTATTAATTGTCCACCATGCATTGCCCAGTCAGAAAAAGTCTGTAGCCAGTTATCATCTAATATTTTTTGTGATGTGTCATCATTATCTCTTACATAAACAGCTTTATAAAATTTTGCACTGGGTAAATATAAATCTCTAAATATCTTAAAGTTTTCATACCAACCTTCTACACCCCACAGATGAAACTCACAGACAATTTTAGAGACGTTTTTTGTTATCCAATCAACATTTTCTTTTGTAAAGATATCGTATTCACCACCTTCACAGTCAACTTTTAAAAAATCTATTTTTTTTATTTTGTTATCTTCTATAAATTGTCTAAATGTAATAAATTCACTATCACTTCCGTTTCCATAAGCATCTTTTTTGGAAGTAAGATTATTAGATATACCTTTTCCTATTATCGTTACATTGCTTTTATCTAAATTAAGTTTTAATACTTCATGTAATTTTTTTGAGGGTTCTAAACAATAAATCTTTTTAGGTTTTCTTTTAAGTATCGAGTAAGAAAAAGCTCCAACATTTGCGCCTATATCTACAACTATTTCGCCTTCATTTACACAGAGCTCTCTTTCATATCTTCTCTCTATTAGAACCTCATTATCTATTTCTTTTGCAACTTTTCTTTCATTTCCTAGCTGTGTAAAATTATAGTCTAGTCTGTTATTAAAAATATTATTATCAACATACTGTTTTAGCTCTGGTATTACATCAAATTTTAAATTAATATAAGTAAACAGATCATGTGATTCTCTAATTCTGTTTACATAATAAGCAGACCAAGCTTTATTAAACCATAAGCCTTGTTCTACTTCTTCTTTAAATAGTCTTGGCGGATTTGATTTCATCATCTCTATACCTGTGCATGAATTTGTATACACATCTTGCCAATAGTCCTCTATACAACTTGCCATGTAGAGACCTTGAAAATAATAACCTTCAGGCCTTTCTGGCTTTAAAGCGATTGCGTGCAAAACACATTGTCTAGCAGATTCATTTCTTTCTGTATTATGATAAAAACACTTTCCCATGTACAAAAGAGACTCATAAGCTTTTTCATCATCATAAGTTCTTTCTGCACATCTACTAAAAAAAGACTGTGCTCCGGCCCACTGACCTAATTCAAAGTATTCTTTTGCTAGATTATAACATACGTCTGGATCCCAAGGATTGTTAACAAATTCTACTAAATGCTTCACGGTGTATTTCCTTCATCTTCTAACATCCAGTCAATAACACTTTCTGGAACTTTTAATAAAAACCCTGCATTGTCTTCAAAGCCCATGGTGATTAATAAATCATCGCCTAATTTATCAGCACCACAGCAAAATTCTACTTGACCATTTAAGAATTTAAACGGATTAGATACATGTATTAAGTTCCATTGATTGTCCCAAGCGATTAATTTATGCATATAAAATGCATCTTTATTTGCATCGCCTCTATCATAAAAGTACCAGTAATTTGTATCATGTACAATTGCTATCCAGCAATTCTTCCATCTTACCACCTGTGAAGAGCCTCTAAGTTGCCCATATTTTTCTTGCCATATTCCGTTATCTAACACAACGTTTGTCTGGCCTTTTTGTAAGTCTACTTTTACTAGCTCTGTTGGATTTGACCACCTCATAAAATAGTCTGGCATGTCTATAACTGGCATCCAATTTTTCTCTACATCTGTTTCTCTACCCTTTGGTGGCTGTATGCTAATTCTTTCTGTTTCTAAAACTTTATCTCTTGTGATTTCTAGCTTTGAGTATTCCATTCTTCCTATGCCGTTATCATTTGTATCTCTTCTAACACCAATAAGATAAAGATTGCCATTCCATTTTGCAAGCCTTCCGTCTTCTAAACCGTGAAAAAGCCATTTAGGTTCTGTATCATGTTTAGAAGTGTCTATTTTTCTTGTATAATTTTCTTTTAAGTCTGTTGTGTAAGAAGCGAGAAAGTTTTCTGTAACTAAAAACCTGTCTGCATCTCTATGGATGTACGACATTGGGCCCCATTTACTCTGATACTTTCCACCTTCATCCATATAATGTTCAGCGCCAATAGCATGGAATAAATTATATTTTACATTTCTTATATTGACTAGTATTTCGTCACCAACAACTAACACTGAAGGATTTGTGACACCTAAACCTTGTGTCTCTGTATTGTTAACATGCAGAGGTATTATTTTACCTCCTTTTTGAAGTGATATTTTTGCTAAACTCATTTCCAGTCAGGACCTAAAAACCATCCAACAAGACTGTACCTTTTGCCTTTTGTGACATTTGTAATGCTATGCCTAATAAAAGACGGAAAAAATACTGCTGTGCCTTTTTGCCTCATTGCAGCGTTAGCTTCTTCTGAAGGATATTCCTCTAAGTTTTCAAAGTTAAGATCACCTCCTTCATACTTACTCTCATCTGTAAGTTGTATTGTTACAGACAGCTTTCTTTGTGGTGTTTCGTAAACAAATAAATCTGCATGAGAATGATAATATTCATCTTTTTCGTATGATGTAAATTGGATAAAGTCTAATTGATTGTAGTCTATTTGAAAATAGTCTGTGTTTGCAGTTGCTGCTTTTTCCCAAAATCTTTTAAATATCCAGTCTGTTTCTCTTCCTGAATTTAAGAAAGCTCTTTTACTCTTTCTATAAGAAGTGTCTACAAAAGAACCTTTTGCACCTAATTTTCCTTCTTCTAATTTTTGAGATAAACCTAGTTTTACTATTTCATCGCATTCATCACTAGTAAAACAGTTGCTCATATAACACCACTCACCAATCATTATTTTCCTCCACACTAAAAAAGAAGACCATAAACAGCCTCCCGTTATTTATTGAATCTCCAAAATAAGGCGCAGCAGAATGAAAGTATCTGCCATCAAAAAGAATGAGTCTATTATAAACATTTGATATACTATCTATTTTTTCCCAAGGTGTAAAGTCTTGCCAACCTGTGCTAAATAATTTATCCACAGCTTCTTTTCCTAATCCTTTTATTGAATTATAACCTGTCTTTCTATGCACATAAAAGTCTGTTCCTGATGACAGCGGTGCATTTGGTGTTAGATATAATACGCCTGCAGCGTTGCACTCATCTGCGTGAATTACTTGTTCTGTATATTGATCACATAATTGAAAACAACAATTTGTTCCGCCACCTTCTTCACTTAAGTTAAAAGTTGTTATCTTCTTACTTAGTAACTTTTCAAAGTGTGGTTTAAATTCTAATCCCCACTTTTGAGGTTCTGTTCTTATACCTGCACTTCCTCTTTGTTTGTAAGTATCTTTAAGGGATAGCGCAAGATTTCTTAATTCATCTGGATTTTTTAAAAAGTTATCAACAATTAATGCCCTTGGAGAATCATTATATATCTGAATCATAATTATGTGCAGAAAGTAACCATGTCGTAGCAATATATTTGTCTGAAGATATTGGAATCTCACCATTGTGCACATACGGCCAAGGTGTAGGCCATACAATAAAAGTACCTGCTTTTGGCTTTATTTTTAGTCCTGAATACAAGAAGCACGTTTCACCGCCTTCTTTAACATCATTAAGATAAAACATTGTAACTAGCATTCTGTTTGAGTTTGCCTTTATATGTGGCTCTTCATTATGCCAACCCTTATAGTGTCCTATGCCTTTTTCATACTTTTGTATTTGCCAAGATCTGTATAATGAGCCTTCAGAAAACATCTGGAAAGGATCATATTTATCTAATTCTCCGAGACTTTCAATATATTTGTTTATGTGTTGGTTAGATACGTCACATAACATGTCCATTTCATCACCTTCCCATAACATTAAGTCTGTTGAGTTTTTTACTGTTAGATCATCTCCTCCGTTTGTGAAGCCTTGAAAATGGCTTGAAGAATTATTATCATAATATTTGATCAAGTCTTTACACTGCTCTTTTGACAGAGCGTTTTCGTATATTCCTATTGTATCATTGAAATTCATTTGTTTAACCTTCATTTATTATATATATTAACTATTATCTCAAAAAGCAAATTTAATTTTAATATGAACCACTAACCTCACTCCCTACCCAAAATAGATTACATTCAGGACAAAATGAGCCTGTTATAAAGTCTCCTATCTCTTCATCATCACCATCTATATCGTGAGTTGAAGATATTTTTAGTAATGAACCTGAAGTCGCTCCTTTTGTACTAATGATACTATAATCTTCTGTTCTACATATGTATATTGATTCGGATAATTGCGTTGTTCCATCGCAACTCCCACTATGTATTAGACTCATATCATTATCCTGTTATGTAAATGCCTAAGAAAAGAGTACCCATATTTGATCCGTAGCCATAGCCTTCATAAGTCATGGTATTAGAAGAAAAAGTAATTTCAGGAAACCTTAGATAAACATCTTTGTTAGAACCAGCACCACTTGATTCATAATAAAGACCATCTGCACTTACTCCTGTTCCACTTGACGGAGGTGTACCATTACGTTGATTCCATCTTCCTGCCGTAGTTGCATTAGCGATTTGAATCCATGTAGAGCTGTGATTGTATGCTGTATTAGTGGTTAGGGATGTTGTTTGAATACCATTGACTCCTGATGAAGAAAATGATTTGAATACAGAACCACCATTGTAAATTAGTCTTTTTAGCTGAGCATCAGATCTAAAAGAAGTTCCTGACTCAAATCTAAAGAAAATATGACCTGTCGCGCCGATGAGTGATTGTCCTACATAAGCTGCTGATGATAAATCTATATTTGAAACAGTTACTTGACCAGTACCTTGATCTCCTGAGAACATTTGGGTATTACTACTATTACCATAAGAGCCTACCGATGGAAGCGCAACAGCATCATGATCATAACCATAAAACTCACTCATTGAGTATGGAGCTGCTTGACCCTGTACACCATTACCACCACCAGCAGTATTTATATTATAATTTCCATTAGTACTGTCATCGTGACTATCACTAGAAAATCCTCTTAGACTAAAATTACTCTCACCATCTGTATTATTAGCAGTATAATCACTTTCATTTTTTTCACCCCAGATACCTAGCATTGATATTTGACCGCTACCAGGAACTGCCATTATTTCAGCTCCTCTAATTCTCGTCTAAGTTCATCGATTTGTTTTTGTTGTTCTTTTATAGACTCTATTAGTAATGGAACTATCTTATCATATTTGACTGTTAAGTAATCTTCACCAGATTTTGAATTACCATCTTTATCTAAATCAAAAGGAGCAATATGAACAACCTCTGGTAATACTTTTTGTACGGATTGAGCACTAACACCTATTTGAGTATCATCGTTTTCAAATCCAAAACTTTTTGCTAACTCATTG